TTTTGATGGGTTGACCGCAGAGGAATCTTACTCAACTGAAAAAGATGTAATTTTAGAACTTGAGTATTTTGGATACCATCTCGTTAATTTAACAAGCGGGGGTGATGGTGGATATTCAGTCTCCCTTGAGACAAGAAAGAAACAATCCCAAGCCAAGATTGGTGTATTTTGCGGAATTAATAATCCATATGCAGATATAAATGAATACACATTTGTTCGGGTGAGCGATAATTTTGAGATTACATGCACAAGACATCATCTTTGTGACAATTACAGAGTTAATAAAAGCCTCATTAAGAAACTGTTCTATACAAAACCACGGAGAACTGCCTGTGGATGGAGATTGAAAGGAACTACATGACAGAAAAAATTACTCGTCCTAAAGCTATACGAAAGTTGAAGGATATTACGTTTGAACACGCAGCAGCACATATTGCTCTGGTATCTAAAGAGCAAGGAGGTGGAGCCAACGGTCACAACTATACTCTTCTGATGAAATCTAGATCTGAAGATTTCGTTCAAAAGGCTTCCCAAATTACGGTCACTATGGATATTGTTGAATATCTATCCAGGTTCTTTCATCTATGGTCTGCTGATGCAGAACTTCTAGCACGTTCCCTTGGTTTCACTTCTCCTGGTATGGATAAGGCTGTTATTGAAGCTCAAGAAGATCAAATTGAACAAGGTGAACCTCCTGAATTAGAGTGGGATATGGAACCGGGCGATACAGAGTTTGAGAAGTACATGAATTACAAACTTCAGTCTATTAACGTCATGAAACGTCTAAATACCTCTGAGGATATTGAAGTAGAACTTCTTAAATTAACTGAAGATGAAATGCTATCTCTTCTAAAGGATCAAGCATTAGTTGAAAAGTCTGTATTTAAAACACAAGTTAAAAAACAAACTAAAAAGGAAACAAAAGATATGACTATTCCAACAGTTGAAACTGTAGAAAAATCTCTTTTTGTAAATCTTCAGAAGTCATATGCAGATGTGCAAAAGGCTCTTGATGAAAAGCAAGTTGAGCTAACAAAGGCACTGGATGCTATTAAGAAATTTGAAGATGAAAAGAAGCAAGAGATTCAGAAGAGTCGTCTTGCTGAACTAACTAAAGCTGTAGGTGATGATACACGTGCTGTTGCTATCTTTGAAGGTTGTAAGGACGCTTCAGATGAAGTCTTTACTTCTGTTGTAAAGGCTCTAGCAGAACTTAATAAGAATGCTTCTATGTTTGCTGAAGCAGGTGCAAGTTCTGATGAGACTGAAGTTGTAACTGAGTCACTTGTTACTAAGGCTGTTAAAGCCCGTATCGCTAAGTAATTTTAAATATAAATAAGGAGAATAAATATGGCACTAATTGCTACAGAACCGTTCCGTCTAAGTCATGTTGTTAAGAAAGAACTCTGGTCAGAAGCTGGTTTCACCCGTGCAGTTGTTACGGTAAACGAAGCTGCGGCTAAGTCGTATGTTCCAGGTACAGTTCTAGGTAAGGTTACTGCATCGGGTAAGTATAAGATTGCTGTTCAAACTGCTGTTGATGGTTCGCAAGTTGCTGACGCTATCGTTGTTGATGAATTCGCTGTTCCTGCAACGACTGATACTAAAGTTCTAGTTCTTGTTCGTGGTCCTGCCATCGTTTCCAAGGCTGGTCTAATCCTTGACGCTACTTATGACCTTGATGCTGAAAAGGCTGCTGTTTATGCTGCTTTTGAAGCTAAGTATATTTCGGTCAATGATGCAGTCTAATACTTAAACAACTATAACTAAATAAGGAAATATAAATTATGGCAACTACTCGTAGTTTTGAAAACGTCTTTAAGCTAACAGATTATACGCAAGATCTTATGCTTATCCCGAATACCTGGGGTCTTATTAATGAGCTAGGTATTTTCTCTGATGAATCCGTTAGTCAGCATTCTGTTACTGTTGAAAGCACTGCCGGTACTCTTGGTCTAATTACTGACCGTGTTCGTGGTGATCGTAATAACGTCAACAAAGATGAACAACGTACTCTGCGTTCTTTTGCAATTCCTCACTTCCCTCTTGATGACGCGGTTAAACCTGAAGATGTCCAAGGTGTTCGTGCATATGGTTCTCCTGATGCTGCTGAAACTGAAGCTAATGTAATTGCTCGCAAGCTTGAGCGTATCCGTCGTAACCATGCCGTTACTCTTGAGTTTGCACGTGCTCAAGCACTTACTCAAGGCACTATCTACGCTCCTAACGGTACTGTTGCTGGCAACTATTACACTGAGTTTGGCGTTACCCGTAAGGAAATTGACTTTGTTTTAGGCGTTGCCACCACCAACCTCCTAGCTAAGTCTGAAGAAGGTATTGCACACATTCAGGATAACATCCTTTCTGGTGAAGTTGTTAGTAATATTATTGTCCTGGCGTCGCCTGAGTTCTTTGCTAAACTTATCGACCATGCGTCTGTTAAGGAAGCTTACAAATATTACACCAGCACTCAAGAACCTCTTCGCCGTCGTGTCGGTACTGGTGTTCGGAGGTCATTCGAGCATGGAAATATTTTATATATTGAAATGAGAGATTCTTACAACGGTCAGCGTCTAATTCCTGCTAATGAAGCTTACATGCTTCCCCAAGGTACTCAGGACACTTTCAAAACTTATTTCTCCCCTGCTAACCGCTTCTCTCACGTTAATACTCTAGGTGAGCAAGCTTATGTTTGGACTTTCCGCAATCCTACAGACACTGAAATCACTATTCAGTCTGAGTCGAGCTTCTTGAACTTAATCCGCAGACCACAGGCTGTTGTTAAACTGACCACTAGCAATTAAGAAGTAATTGAAGTACCAAACCCCTCTCACGAGGGGTTTTACCTTAGACTATTGACTTATGAATAATCTAAGGTAAAATAGAAAATCTTGCAGAGATAATTGCAGTTATCTTCCAATACCTCGAAACCAGTCTGCAAGCTGTGTCATGCCTGTTCATGACTAGAGGTTCCACATAACTTCCTAACAGGAGGATAAATGAGTAAAAGAAAACGTATTTCAGATTATCATGACCAAATTGTTAAATGGATTCAAAACTTATGTAATGAAACACTGTGAAATTGAAAAAGATAGGGAATTAAAATCAAGAGACTATGGTGATCCTAATTTTAGACTTATTAGTTACTCTGGTCTAGACGCTCTAAAAATTATGAAAGTTCTTTGGAGTAAAGGTAGTATATTTCTAGAACGAAAACGAGAAAGAGTTTTAGGTAATCTAGAGAAATATAATTACCGATTTATTAGAGGCTACTAACCCTCCTTCACGAAGGATATCTTACGTTATAACCCAATATAACCAAAGGTATCCTTCCTAAAGGAATGTAAACTAACAGAAAGGAACCCTATGTGATTACTCCAGAAATGATCCAAAAAGTAAGGATGGAGGTTGGTGACTTAGATGCTGTACTTCCTATTCTAACTGACGATGTATATACCTATTGCCTAGAGAATAGTAATGAGAATATTAGACGTGCTTCTTTACAAGCTGCTAAGATTATCTTAATGCACCTATCGATAAATTCTTCAGATAGGACTGTAGATGTTCTGTCAATTAAAAATAGTAAAGCAGCAGAAGCTTACAGACAAGCACTGATCTTATATATTCGTAATCCAGATTTAAATGGAATGTATTCATTTATTAATGTATATGGTTCTGGTATTAGTAAGTCCGATATGCAATCAAATAATGATAATGCAGATAATAATTTTGTAAAATCATTTACAAGCGAAAGTAACTCTAGTTACAATCCTTGGAGTATTTAATATGAATGATTTTATTAGATCTGCAATGCAGTTGATTTACAAGAATGGAGTAAATATTTCAGTAACTACAATAGCTGAAGGAGCATATGATAAGACTCTAGGTAAAGTTACTAAAACAGAAGTATCTACTCCAGTCAAAGCATTCCCTAAGACTATTAAAGCAAATACATTCAACTATCCTTCTTTAATTGATAAAGAATTAGTTGAATTTCTAGTTGTATCTCAAGATCTTCCTACTAAACCTAAAGCTACTGACAAGATTACTTGGTCTGGTGTTAAGTATCTCGTAGTTAGTACAAAAGAACATACAGCAGAGGGGTCTTCAGTAATCTATAAGATTCTAACTTCAAAGGTTTAATATGCAAATTACTTCTAACGCAGATAAGTTAGCTTTACAGTTAGAACAATTCTCTAAAGATTTTAAGAGAAAGTTAGAGTATATGACTACTAGGTTTGCTGAAGAAGTTGCTTATGCTGCTGCAAAGAATACCCCTATTGGTGATCCTATGCAATACCCTGCTTTATATAAACTACGACAAGATAGATTTGGAATTCCAATTGAGGCGGGATTTCACCAAGGTGGTTGGTCATATGAAGAAGATTCTAATATACCTTTTAGCCCAAATATTAATAGTATAACAGAAATGCAAAACGATGTATTTGGAGAAGCAGATAGGCAATATCAGTTAGGCAACACTTTCTATATTGGTGCATCTGGTCCAGCTTATATAAAATTAGAACAAGGTTTATCAGATCAAGCTCCAAATGGAATTATGCAACCAACTATTGAATTAGTTAAAACTGCTATTGAATCTAATCTAAAACAATACTATGACGAGACTTAATCTACGAGGTGTATCCAATGGCTCCAGAAAATATATTTAGAAAACTAATTGAAGAGCGAATTGATACCCTTGGTTATCCTATTGCTTGGCAAAATGTTGAGTTTGATCCTCCAGAAGAATTATATCTTGCTGTTACTTATACCTTTAGAAAACCTAATGATAATTCGGTAGGTGATACCTGCAAGATTAAAAATGCAAATGTAAATATCTATGTTATGGAGGAATTAAACGTAGGTTCAGGCAATGCATTAGAAGTTGCATATGAGATTGAACAATTGTTTCAAAGAGGTACAACTATGGAAGAATCCAATACAAGATTAATGATTCTTAATAGCCCTCAAATTACAGGAGCAATTCCTACCACACAGAGAATGGTAATTCCTATTATTATTCCTGTTACTATTTTTATTAATTAATAAGGAGATTATACATGGCAAAAAGCCAAGGGATTTTTCGTCAAATTGCTTACAAGAAGGAAGCAACCTGGGGTACTTTACCCGGTGCAACAGGTGCTAAATCTATTCGTCGGGTTACTGGTGACTTTAACCTAATTAAAGATGCATATGAATCTAATGAAATTCGTACAGACCAACAAACAGCAGATTACCGCCACGGTGTCCGTTCTGCTGAAGGTTCTATTTCTGCTGAACTTTCTCCTGGCTCGTATGCTGATTTCATTGCTTCAGTTGTAGCACGTGACTGGACTACAGCCGGTACTGCTACAGGTCTTACCTTAGCTGTTGCTTCGTCTGGTACGAACTTTACACTTACTCGTTCTACTGGTTCATATCTTACTGATGGTTTTCGTGTAGGTCAAGTAGTTCGGATTACAGCAGGTACTGGTGCTGATCCTGCTAACCTTAATAACAACCTACTGATCGTAAGTATGACAGCTACTGTTCTTACAGTACAGGTTCTATCACGTATTTCGTTAGTTGTTCAAGCATCCATTACTGCTGCTGCTATGAGTGCAGTTGGTAAGACTACTTATGTTCCTCTAAGTGGTCACACCAACGATTCATTTACTTTTGAAAACTGGTATTCTGATATTAACCAATCTGAAGTATTCACTGGTCTGAAGCCTAACAGCATTGCTGTTTCTCTACCTGCTACTGGTCTAGTTACTACTGATATTGGTTTCATGGGCAAGAACCTCGAACAGACTGGAACTACTCGTTACTTTACTTCACCTACTGCTGCTGGTACTACTGGTATCTTTGCTGCTGTTCAAGGTGCTCTAATTGTTAATGGTACTGCAGGTGCTTGTGTTACTTCTGCTGACTTTACTATTGACCGTAATATGGAAGCTGCTCAGTGTGTAGGTTCTAACTTTGCTAGTGAAATCTTTACTGGTCGTATTACAGCTTCCGGTAATCTAAGTGCTTACTTTAGTGACGGTACTCTTCGGGATTACTTTGCTAACGAAACTCCGGTTACTCTGGTGATGGCTCTTACTACTAGCACAGAAAAGAACGCAGATGTTATGACTTTCGTATTCCCTAGAGTAAAGCTGAACTCTGCTACTATTGCTGACCAAGCTACAGGCCTTGTGCAAAGTATTGCTTTCACTGCTCTACTTAACTCAGATACTGCTGCTGGCCTAGAAGCTACTACTGTTCAAATTCAAGATACTACTCTAGTTTGACAGTTAGATAATAATTTGCAAGTAACAATAGCCTCCCTTTTAATTAAGGGAGGCTTTATTTTTAAGGAGAAATGCAATGCCGAAAATGAGAGCAAAGATGGTAGTAACTGGTGTCGAGGAAAGTTTCCTTGAGGGTAAGAAAGTCGGCGAGCGGCTGTCTTTTAACGCTGTCGCCAACTGCCCTTATCCAGAAGACGGGTCCGACGAAGACAACACCTACGCAAAGTTTTCTCCGGATGCCCGGTTGTCGATCTACGTCGCAAATCCGGCGCTGTTCGATCAATTCGAGACCAACGAAAAATACTACGTCGACTTCAGTCAAGCGTAGCGAAACCCCCGCCCGAGTGAGCGCGGTGATTGAACGTTTTAACCGAAAACTGTCCTAACAGACATTGATCCCTCTTGGAGAAATCCTTGAGGGATTTTTTACGTCTATATTATTGACTTTATATAATATCATGATATAATACTATTAATAAACGTACCTATCGTTTATATCATTAATAATTCATGAAAGGAATAATATGTCATTTGATCTTAATAAGCAAAATTTCTCTAAGGCTGCATCTGAAGGTTATACCTTTAACTTAACCTTACCCGAC